CAAACAATCAGCGTCGCACAGTTTTTGGGCCATTTCGCAAGAGCGCGCAAAGCGTGGTGCGCGGCAACAGGGGAGCCTCTGGTATGACTGACCTATCAAAGATCGTGAAGCTGCATGATTACGTGCCGGATTACGTCATGCAAGGAGATTGCGCTATTTGCGGACATACCCGCGATAGTTGGATGCACATAGACCCCGACGCCCTCATTCGGGCCGGGATCAAGGAAGGGCTGCGGATGGGGGCGGACAAGGCTGCAATACATAACCTTGGGCGCAACAAAGCACGTAGTGATAGGCAGGTAGCGTCAATCCGCGCGCTGTCCACCTCCCCCGAAGCCCTCACCGCCGCCGTTGAGCGCGTGAAAGGGGGCGAGTGATGGCCGTATACGTAGACAACATGCGAGCATCCTTCGGTCGAATGAAAATGTGCCACATGATTGCCGATAGCACAGACGAGTTACTGGCTATGGCAGACCTTATCGGAGTTGACCGAAAGTGGATACAGAAGGCGGGGCGGCATAACGAGCATTTCGACATTGCCATGTCCAAACGGCGTCTTGCTGTCGAGGCCGGTGCTATCGAGGTTTCAATGATGGAACTCGGGCGCATCTTGCGGGCACGCAACCCCACCACCGGAGACTGACCCATGATTAAAACAGCAGCAACTCTCGTCCTTATCGTATCAACTAGCACTTGCTCTCTGGAAAATGTAGACGGCGCTCAGGTTTTTCGATTTGAGATGCGGACCGTCGAGGAATGTCAGTCAGCCGCCGAGATATTAGATAGCAGGCGAAACACTCGCGCCTACTGTGAATAAAAAAACCCGGCCGCGTGGGCCGGGAAGTTTCACTCAGGGACTTAAACGATTGCGATGGACCTTTCATATTTAGGGGAATGACGGGTGAGCGACCCGCCGCGCGTCCGGTCAAGCCGGATTCCAGAGTTCCGGTGCCTCGTCCACAAGTGTCAGTGTGGCCATGAGTTGCGGGCGAGGCCGAATGGCAAAGACGATCATCCGATTAAAGTCGGGACGTGACCGGCCCGTTGCGACCAGTGTGTCACGTCCGATCTGAGAGGATGGGACCGGCGCGTCAAGGACAATGACCGAACGATCGCCAGTCGCCCCTGTGACAGTGCGGGTCACGATCGAGCCGTTCTTTTGCCGGATGTGCGCCTTGGTCGGGGATCCGAGCGCGTGCATATCCACAACGGCGTGCATGTCCACAGCGGCTTTGACATCCCCTTCATTGGTCACGCGAACCTCTGCGTCAAGATGTATCTCGGTCACGTCGCTTGCCCCATCAACCTTGTAGCCTACGACTCGAGCAAAGCCCGCCTCGCCTGACAGGACGTCATTGCTGACACCCACCAGCGAACCGCGACGGCACACAATGGACTCGGTCGGGACGTCGATGCTGTAGAACGTAGACCGCAGCTTGACTTGATCCAGATCAAACTGCGCGCGCTGCCGCGCCTCGTCCTCGCGCACAAGGCCCTCGTATGTGATCTGTTCGATGAAATCACTGTCGGCAGCCTCGGGCGGATGCACGATCTGATTGCTGTCATACTCGCGTGCCTCGTCGCGGAACGTCACCAGAAACCCGTCAGGCACGTCAGCAAAGCCCTTGGACATGCGGAAGTTGCTGCTGTTACGCGGCGTGAATATCTGCACCGGGGCTTCGGCGCTACGGTCGCGGTCCATTACGATACTCCAACGGTCGGACGTGATCGGCTTCGCATAGCCGCAAGACGCCACGATACGCTCCGCATCGGCGACGGTCTGGCCTTCCATGAGCGCGTTGCACTCATACCCCTCGGCGTCACAATGCGCTTCCCATTCCAGCAGCGCGTCGAGGTCGATAATCTCGGTCGGCACCGGATCCGCGTTGAGCCGCCCCTGCCAGATGTCGTAAAGGTGTGGTGCGGGGTTGCTCGTCGTGATCCACTCGTTTGTCGTGAGGTCGCGCACATACCCCCCGGAAAGAACCGATAGGCGGTTGATCTGCCGGTTGCGCGCTCGAATAGCCACAACGGCAAAATCATCGGTCGGCAACGGTGTGTCGTTCCAGACGCTTATGATCCTCTGCACATAGGCGGCGTCCGAGATCGAGTCGCGGCTGAAAAAGACGCGCGCGGGCGTGCCGTATGATCCGAAAAGATCATAGACATCGCCGCCGAGCGTATATGCCGCCTCGTCATAGTCTGCCTCGTCAAAAACCTGACCGCGACGAATCTCTATCTCATACCGGCCGCGCGGGAAAACCGCCTCGTCGAGCAACACGAGAACGCCGTATCGGGTCATGGCGATGCGACGGACGGCGGTCGAGCCGAGATTGCTCGAGTCCATGAAATCGGCACCTGACCCGCCGTCAAAATAGGATGATGCGGACCATCCTGGTGCGGGCGGTGCCTCGACCTGTGCCGGTGTGGATATGCGCGCCTCGGCATAACCCTCACCCGGTGCCGCGTCCGGTGCGAGGTTGTCAGGGTCGTCTGTCCAGCGCAACGTGATGGTCGATCGCATCTGCTTGATGCTGGCCGCCCGGAAGTGCAACTCGGGCAGGTCGGTCCAGGGGAATGGTCCCGCTATCGGAAACGGAAAGTCGCCAAAATAGAACCGCGCGCCCGCAATCGTGCCGTTGAAATTTGCCGTGCTTTCGCCGCCCGCAACCAACGATTCGGCACGACCAATGGCACCGTCGTTCTTCCCGGTCCATACGCCGAATGGAAAATCGCCGGTCGAGGATGTCGCCACTTCCGTAAAGATGACCTGACCGTCAGACAAAGCCGTGAGCCTCACAGTTCCCGGCATGATGACTTGTGCAACAAGCAAGACCGATGTTCCGGCAACATCCGAAACGTCACGTCGGATCATGGCCGTTTGTGTTGTGCCGCCAGATGCGCCATCACCTGCCCTGAATACCAATTCACCGGCCGTGACGCCGAGATATGCCCCGGCAAAAGAACCGCCCTGTTCCCATATGATGCCGTCAGGTGATGCAGCAAACGTCACATTGGCGGCGAACAATACGCTTTTCGTCCGGTCGAAACCCGCCGTCCAAACAGTAGCGCCGCTTGAGTATGTCAAGTCGGGAACGGTCAGCGGCTCGACGGTTGTCACGTCGCTTTGACTTCCCGGCGACACGCCAGTTGGCCGGATACGGATCCTGAACGGAACGCGCAGATTGACCGTCTCAAGGGCGTTCTGGTGCAGACCTTGCGGAAAGACCACCTGTATCTGAACCTCGTCAGGCTCTTGACGCGAAACAGCGGTCAGGGGTAGAGGCAGCGAGTCGGCAAGCGATCCCGTGCCGGTTTCGAGCGTCACGCCGTCATCGGCGACGATGTGGCCCCGCAATTCCTCTTGCGATAGATCGGTGCGCGACTGGCGCCGGGGAACCCTTCGCGCACCTCGACATCCACACCGGCCATGTCGGCAATCGGGGCGTCGTCAACGCGAATGTCGGTCATGCTGTGAGGACCGGCCAACACATAAGCGGCCTCGACCACCTCATCGGGACCAGAGAAGTATGTGAACGGCTCAGACGCGAGCGGTGGAAACACTTTGCGGACGCCGACAACGCGCGGTATCGGGCCGCTCGGGGCAAGCTGATTGCCGTCTGCCGATGCCGCACCTGGGTTGCGAATGTCGTCGTTACCCGAGTTCGCCCGGTCGATCGACGGCGGCGCAGTCAATGCGCCAATCAACAGCGCGCCACCAATGGCCGTGGCCGTTCCAAGCGCCGAAGCGGCAAGGCCCTTGACGCCGAACAAAACAGCTTCCTTGGCGAAGAAGCCGCCGAGCGCGCCGCCTGCAATGAATCCCGATAGCGCCATGACGGCAAAGCTGGCCACGAGGGCAAACACGCTTTTGCCACCGTCGCCCCCACCGCCCAGGATCGGCGCGTGCAGGGTCACAATGACCGGCTGACCGGCGCGGTTTGCCGGTTTCGGTCGGACCATTCCCCACATGGCATGAGGCACCTCGACCCCATCAATACAGACCTTGCCGCCCTTGGCTGGAAAACCCGGCGAGCGCGCCACCATCTCGGCCACAGTGAGTCCGTCAGTGTGGACATAGCGCCGCCGATTGAGCGAATACGGTTCTTGATAGAGTGCTACGATTCCCACGGAACATGCCTCGCAAATCCGACGATACGACCTGAGACACTGTAGTGGTTGATCGGGACAATAGCAACGGACGTGGCTGCCTCAACATGAATCATATCGCGTTCGGAAATCATCACGCCGACGTGAGAAACGCGCCGTGAGTGCAGGAGTCGCATTAGCACCACGTCATACGGCTTGGGCTGCTTCCCTATCACCCACGGGCCGTTTGTGCTGCCGTGTTCCATTGTGCGGGACACCCGCGCCATGTTCCGCGCGTCAATCTCGCCATAGGTCGGCAAGTCGATTGCCAGACGCTCGCGGTAGATGTGGCGCACCAGACCCCAACAATGGAACGCGCGCGGGCCGAGTCCGTCATCCTCGCTGAAAGGTTTCCCGATGAGGTCGGCATACCACGTCATCGCCACAACCCCGGCAGGCGGCGGCGCGAGGCGGTCATGCTCGGCCAAGGCTCTTGCGCATAGTCGCGCAGCATGACCTTGCCGCGGATGGTCTGCACGTCGGCCTCAATGTCCACAAGGTTGAATTGTGCGAAGGAATACATGACCGCCGCGCTACCAATCTCTTGCCGGGGCGTGACGGTGAGGTCGAAGTCAACG